AGACGTCGAGACGTCTGGTTTCCCGACGCCGTTTTTGCCGAAGCAAGATCGGCTCGTCTGGAATGATAAGGCGCTGACGATCACGTCGATCGACGAGGCGACCCGACGAATCCAGGGAACGCTTATCGCCTATGAACTTGAACTTTCGGGGGCCTAAGCAATGGCGTCCCTTGCGGTGATGACGGTCGTCAGCGGCCTCGTTGAGACAAATTGGCCGCATACTCAGATCCACGACTTAAACGATCGGGCGGCCGTTCCTGACGACGGGAACGCCTTTCTACGCGTCGGATACCCGACGCGCGATGAAGTGCAAATGTCATTTGGCGCGCCGACGAATTGCCATGCGGAAAATGGCGCTTTCGTTGTCGTGCTTAAGATTCCGATCGGAACCGGCGTCAATGATCCCGCGGCTCCCTGGATCACGCGGATCGAAAGTCTCATGCAAGCGTTTCGCGGCAAATACACCGGCGGCGTCGAGTTTCTCGGCTTTGTCGGGCCGACGACGAATGACGACTCCGATGATGGCGCCTTTTACGAGATCTCGTTTTCCTGCGCTTATCGTTACCTTTTCGTAGCTTGACGCGCGGGCCGCGCAACTAACAGGAGACCGCTAAAATGACCTTCCCTTCTGGCTTGCAGCGCGACCTAGCTGTCGTCGATGAGGTGACGTGGGGAACAACGCCCTCCACGCCTGCGTTTGCCTATGCGCGTGTTCTCCAGGGTTCGGGGATGAATGCGACGAAGCAGACAGAACTGATCCGTCAGCTTTCGTCGCATGCGAACCCCGTCGATCTCGTCCAGCTCGGGCAGGATGCGGCCGGCTCCTATTCGCTCGTCCCCAGCTACGGCGGCGCATTCGAGACGTTCCTGCTTGCCGCTATCCGAAAGTCGGCGTTTACCACCAATGCGGCCTGGAATGGTCGCGATATCCTCTCCAAGACGTTCGAAGAGAAGATCACCGGCACGGCCGCGAATTACGTTCGCTTTACCGGCGTCGAGATCGAGTCGATGGACATTAGCATCGCCGCGCGCGGGCTGATGGAGGCCTCGATCGCCGTGCAAGGCAAGTCGGGCGCCTATGCAACATCGCTGATCTCCGGCGCGACGTATGCGGCGGTGAATGCCGAGGAATACTATAGCGCCCTCGGCGTTTCGAGCATTACGCTTGTCGGCCTTTCGCCCGTGCCGTCGATCCGCTCGCTGAAACTGTCGATCAAACACCCCCTGACGCCGATCAACGCGGTGGGCAGCTTGACGCGGCTCGGCAATGTTTTCGACGGGATCGAGGTGACGGGCTCGATCGAGACGCTGTTCGAAACGAACGCGGGGCTTGCGGCCTTTCTCGCCCATGGCAGCGGCTCTCTCGCCTTCACGGTCGGCACGGTAACCAGCAAGAAATACACCTTCACAATGCCGAAGGTTTATTTCCAAGAGGGCAGCATTTCCCAAGCGGGAAGCGGTCCCGTGCTTGCGACGCTCGGCTTCACCGCCGTCTATGACGGCGCCAACGGCACCATCAAGATTGACAAGGCGGTGGCGTAATGAAGATCGAAGTCGTTCTGAGCTTCTACGGCCGGCCCGACGAGTCGGCCAAAGAAAACACCCTCTTTCTCGAAGGCGCTGTCGTGGAGGTTCCCGACGAATTCGGAAAGATGGTGATCGACAAGGCGCTGGCGAAAGCCGCCGGCGCCGCTCCCCCAGCGAAGAAAGGCAGCGTAAATGAAGCTCAGCAAAATAGCGGTTAACTCCGAGGCCATCGAGGCCGGTCGATGGGTTTCCGTCGATCACATCCTGACCGGGGTTCGACTGAAGGTGCGCGGCATCGATAACACCGACTGCCGTCGCCTTCGGAACAAGCTGGTCGCCGAGGTTCCGCGCGTCGAGCGGATCAAGGGGCTCGATACGGCGACGGCCGACGCGATCAATGCGCGACTTGTGGCCGAGACCGTCCTTGTCGATTGGGGCGGCCTGGAGGATGAGGATGGGAGCCCTCTCCCCTTCACCAAGGCCCGGGCGCTGGAAATCCTGAGCGACCCCGCGCTGATCGTCTTCAGGGGCGCCGTAGAATGGGCGGCGGGGGTCGTGGGCGAGGATGAGATCGCCGAGGCCGAGGACGCCTCAAAAAACTGATTGAGGCCCTTGAATGGGCCTTGGCTTACAGCGAGGCGGAGAACTGGCTCGCAGAGGAAGCCGCTGCCGGGAACCCGGCGGCAATGAAGGCGATGGACAGCCGGCCTGAGATCGATCCCTACCTCAAATTCGTCTGGTCGGCGTTCTGGGAGCTTGGGTCGGATCGGCCGATCGGCATGGGCGGAGTCGGTGCAATCCCGTTCTCGGCGATTGATCGCTACGCCCAGCGGCTCGGGATAGATGACCCCGATCAGTTCGCGCGCTTTCTGCATCTGATCCGAAGCCTCGACGCCCCCTATCTGGCAAAGACGAACAAGGCGAGTGGCTGATGGCCGCGAGTGTCAAATTCCCGGTCATCAATCGCAATGTCGTCTTTACCGGGGATGGGGTGTTCTCTCCTGAGACGCGCGCGAAAGCCTTCGCCGAAATGGCGAAAGGATCAATCCTTGAGATTGATCGCGCGAACGACGCCATGCTCGGCCGCGATGTCCACTATCGGACATTCGTGGACGGGCGCGAAACTGAAAGTCTGGCCGGGGCCAAAGACACGAGCGAGATCGTCGCGCGGTGGGACCTGACGCCGGGCGTGATCTCCTATATCGACGGCCTGCTTGCCAACGCCGGCCCTCGGCAAGGCGGCGACTACCGCAGGCTGCGGGCGATCTATGCAGACGGGGTCGAGATTACCGACCCCCTTAAAGCCGCCGGCGCGCGCGAAGTCCTGTTCCTGTCACTTGTGCCGTATGCGCGCAAGATCGAGAGCGGCAAGAAAGGCTACGCGCCGGGGCATGTTTACGAGGCGGTCGCTGCGATGGCGAAAAGCCGCTTCTCGAATGTGGCGTTGATCAAGTTCACCTACGCGGAACCGGAAGGCCCGGCTCCGGCGTTGGACCGCTGGGCTGCTACAAGCGCAACAGCGGCAGCGCAGCGCAAGAAAAAGGGGCGCGACAACCCCCGTCGTCAGCCCGCGATTCTCGTTTATCTCTGAGGCAACCCGCAAATGAAAATCTCCGAAGTCGCGACGCAGGAAGCCCGCTTCAAGATGACGGTTGTGGGCGTCAAGGAAGCGACCGCCGACTTCGGCAAGATGGCTGATGCGCAGGAAGATGCGGCGACTGCCGCTGAGGTGCTCGTCAAGCAGGAAGAAACCGTCGAGAAGACGATCACGCGCCTCGGCTCCAGGATGGAAGCCTATACGCGGAGCCAGCTTACCCCGGCGGCGAAGGCCCTTCTAGAGGTTGAAAAGGGCGAGCGGCTGGCGGACGCGGCGCGGCGCGAGGGAATGCAAGTCTCCGAGCGGTTGCTCGCCGCTATCGAGAGCGCTCGGGGCAAATATCAGAAGCTTTCGGGAGCGGTTAACGACAATGCGTCGGCGTTTGAGCATTTGAGCGACTCGATGCAGAAAGCCGCCGCGATGACGGCGACCATGTCGAAGGCTGGCGGCATGAGCGACCCAACCGCCATGACGCGTCGGATGTCTCAGTCGGCGAATGAAGCGGCGAAGGCCGCGGGCCTCGCGCGCCACGAATGGGTCAACCTCTCCCGGCAGGGGCAGGACGTTGCCGTTTCGCTCTATGGCGGTCAATCGCCCTTGACGGTCCTCGCGCAGCAAGGCGGGCAGATTGCAGATGTCTTCACGTCGAGCCGCGGTGGCGCGACGGCGGCGCTCAAAGAGTTCGGTTCGGTCGTGACCGGCTTCGTCCTTCACCCCGTCACCTTGCTGGCGGGGGCGGTTGGCGCGCTGACGCTCGCCCTGATGCAATTTGAGAGCCAGCAGACGCGGCTACAAAGGGCTGTGAATGGCGCGGGGGCGTTCTCGGGCATGACGGCCGACCAGTTGCGCCAGGCGGGCCTCTCTGGGGCCGCTGCGGGCGGCCTGTCGGCTTCCCAGGGGATCGAGTCAGCCGCGACGCTGGCCGGGACTGGCCGGATCGACGGGAGCCTTATCCCGGGCCTGATCTTCCGAAGCCAAAAATATGCCGACGCCTTCGGGATGGATCAGGCGGATGCGCTGAAGGAGCTCGCCAAGGCGTTCTCGGACCCGGTCGAAGGGGCGAAGCAGCTAGACGAGCGGCTCGGCTTCCTCGATGGGCGCACCAAGGAATACATCCAGACCCTGCAAGAGCAGGGGAATCTTCTCGGCGCCCAAACCGTGCTCTGGGATCGCTTCGATGGGTCGCTGGAGAAAACGGCGAATACGACTTGGAAGCTCACGGAATATTGGCGCCTGTTCAAGTCGGGCCTGATGAACCCGGCCCAGACTGTCGCCGGCGCGATCGACCAGGCGCTGATCACGCCCAAGACGCCGGCGCAGATCGCGGCGGAAAAGGCGACGGCGGCGCGCGCGGCGGAGGAGCAAAAGGCCCGGCGCGAAAGCATCGAAATCACCGACCGTGTTACGAAATTCGTTCCCGAGGTCGGTTCGCGCAAGGCGCTGTCCGATTCGGCGTCGTTCTTCAATAATGCGGCTGGCAATGCCGTCGCGCTGTCGAAGCTGGGCGTCTCGACGACCGACTTCGCCAAGGCGCAGGACATTGCGAACGTAAAGCT